GTGATTGTTGATAATTCTTTCTCTAATGCCATTACATATTCAGTCTGTTCTTCAGATGTAGACTCATCATCTAAGTCATTTTCATAGAAGTTAATGAATCCAAATGTTGAAGTGTCAGCAGATAACTTAAAGTTGACATAACCTTTAGAGTTTTCACGTGTTACTTCAATGTCTGCTTTCTGAATAATCTTTAATACCTGAGCAGTCGTGATGTGATTGAATGCTTTGTTGGGATTAAATTGTACTCGTTCATCTTCGTTTAGAGCGATGCTGAAAGTAATGTTGATTGGTGTAGCAGTCTTATTGCTAGTTCTTTTCTTTTTAATTAGTGGCATATTGCCTCCTTTTATGATGTTATCTTGGAATAGGAAACTAAACAATAGATAACGTAAATGTTTAGTTGTTTGGAAATAGAGTAGGTATTTTTACATGTACCCATCATGATTACACAGCAAGTGTTAATTAGTTAGAATAGTAAGAGTGCTAGGATGAATGGAGTAATAAGCATTAGGAATATTACAAACTCCATTAAACCTTTAAAGAATAGTTGGATGCTCATTATTTCTTCTTACCTTTCTTAGATACCTTGGCTTTCTTAGGTTTTGGTAGCATGCCATGTTCTTTTCTGAACTGCTTGAGGTTGTATTCTGATTCAACTAATGCCATCTCAACTGATTCATCTAGTGCTGTGTTTACTAGTTTGAATGATTGTCGTGAGGTATGTTTAAGCCCGTCATCACCTACAAATGATGATACAAGTTCTGCTGAATCTTCTATAGTTTTACCTAGTGCTGCTATTGTGTTACCGAATACTTTAAATATTTTCATGAGTTTCTCCTTTAGTTATAAGATGTATCGTTTAGTGCTAATAATAGAAGGCACCGACAACGCGGCAGCGTGCCGAGTAATCTATCTTTCAAACTTACTATCTAGGTGTTGGGTGTGCTCTTGTGTGCTCTTGATAAAAAAATAAGTAGATGACCACCTTTAGGTGATCATCTTGTTATTTCTTTTATAGAGACTGAAGATACTCTAGAGTAGATTGAGTCTCAGAAGCGTCAGCATCTTTGCGTCTGCTTGCAGACCAAATGATGGTGCCAGAGTTTAGTAGTTTTACTGCTAAGCTCTCAGCTTCGTTAAATTCGTCTTGTGTTTTAAACTGCTTGCTGTTTAAATTACAGAAGGCGAAAGTATCTCCATTAGGCAGGTTTCCTGCAATGGTTAGACTTTTGTCGAATTGCTTTTTTGTTGTCATAATAATCTCCGATTGTTGTGACTTAACAAAATGTTAAGCCTCTAATGCGGCAGCATGAGTGGTGGTAAATAAAAAAAGATAGTTTTTTACTTTACATAGGGGGGGTAGTACCGCCTTTTGTACCACCCACCCTTAAGTTTACTAAACCCATACCTAGAATTAAAAAATAATATATCGTATATTAGGGTTTTCTAATGTACTACTAATCCCTCTCTCCCTATACGAGCATCCGTCCCGCGCCAACGAGTGCGCAGCGCGAGGCAGGATGGGGGAAAGGATGTGAGTATATATAATATGTTTTTATACCGCTCTATCCACCCAACTTACCGGCAGCTAAAGCTGCCTCTGTTGGGTAGATATCGCTGGGGGTAGGTAGGGGTGCTAAAGCACCTGGTCACTACGTTCCCTAATATATATAAAGGAGATGGCTGTAAGGTGCATAGGAGATGGGAATTTGTTTACAGAACCGTATAACTGTAGTTTACACATTCTATAAACTATGTAGCTATAGCTTATAAGAAACATATAATTGTAGTTGTACGTTTTAAATAACTATGTATAATCAGGCCTATGAGAAAACAATACGAGCAAATATGTATGGATGATTATATTGAAGTGGAGTCAGAACCTTGTGATGCGTTAGATTTATTAATGATGCGTCCGAAAGCTCAGCAACGTCTGTGGAAGTATCTGTGGAATAATAGAGATTTAGATGGGCACTTAAGCACTACTCAAAAAGAGATTGGGGAAGCTATGAACGTTGGAGCACCTAATATCAGTAGTTCTATGCGGGGGTTGATTAACGCAGATATGGTACAACGTGATGGTATTCACTTTTATATAAATCCACATCATTGGTGGTATGGTGAGGATCACCGTAAACAGACAGCTAGAACTGAGTGGGATAAACGTAAGGAGATATGTGGAACTAACAACAACAAATAATACTGAGATACTGACTAAGGAACAATTACAAGGATGTGTGCCTAAGAAGTTTAGACATAACGTTACTGAAGAGATTGTACAGTTTATTAATGCTACTGAGGATGATGACTTCAGGGAGGCGTTTAAAGCTAATTTACTTGGATTTGCCGATGTTATTGGCACTGGTAAGTTCAAGATGCAAGACTATGTTAATGCGGTTAAGTTTGTTAGTTATAAGCTACTGGGAGATCCTAATACTATTGCTTACGCTAAGACGTTTCCGGATAGATACCAGAGATTACTAAATAAAAACACACCTACTAAACAAATCTCCAGCTTTTCTACTGCGTATAACAGAGGGGACTTGGTAAATAAGATTTTAGAGAGGACGCTGGTTCCTGTTCATATTCTTAATATGGATATACATCAGGAAGCCATCAATACACAGGCTGAGCTCATGAGGACTGCTAAATCAGAGACAGTTAGGCAGAAGGCAGCTGAGTGCTTGATTATGCAATTAAAAGCTCCAGAAACGGCTAAGATTGAAGTTGATGTTAGTTACTCTAATGATAGCATTGATGAGCTTAGGGAAACTACCCGGGCTCTGGCACAGCAACAACTTAAGTTAATTAAGAGTGGAGTTGTAACAGCTGAATATATTGCACACTCTGATATCATAGGGCATAAAAAGGATTCTATTGAGACTGAATATGAGGAGGTTAAGTGATACATTGCATGAGTGATTGTTTAGATAAATTAAAAGCTATAAAGAAGATGGCACAGGAAGGGTTACAGGGGTGTAATAACCAGACAGAGAGACATAAGTTTGAGCAGATCTCTATGGAAATTAGCTATTTGATTAATGAGGCAGGTGCAGATGGACTTAATAAAGAAGACAGTTGATGAGTGGCTAAATGACATTAACTATGATGTAGACCCTAGTTATGTACCTAGTGAGTTTGCCTTGGAGTTTGTCAGCTTTATTAAGTTAGTTAATGGAGAGAGGGGAGAAGAGAACAAAACACCGGTAATTCACTACAAGATGTTAGATAACATCACTGGGAAGAGACAGAATACGGTTAATATGTGCTCACGTGGTTTAGCTAAAACTACGATACTATCAGAATATTTAATACTATATCTGGCTGTATATGGCTCTATACCTGGGTTTGGAGACGTAGACTACGGTTTATACGTTTCTGACTCAATTGAAAACGGTGTAAAGAAAATGAGACTGCGTTTAGAGCGTAGATGTCAGAATAGTGAGTTCTTACTGCAATATATAGATAAATATAAGTTTACTGACATTAGATGGTACTTTAAGAACAATCAAGGCAAAGAATTAGTTGTTACGGGACATGGTGCTAAGACTGGTGTTCGTGGAACAGTAGAATTGAATACTAGACCACAATTAGCAATGTTAGACGATTTATTGTCAGACGATGATGCTAGATCACCTACAATCATTGAAAGTGTAGAAAATACGGTGTACTCTGCAATTGACTACGCATTACACCCAGCTAAACGTAAAGTTATCTGGTCAGGCACACCTTTTAACGCTAAGGATCCATTATATAAAGCAGTAGAGTCTGGGGTGTGGTATGTGTCTGTTTACCCAGTTTGTGAGAAGTTTCCAGTAAAGAGAAAGGATTTTAAGGGTGCTTGGGAGGACAGATTTAACTATGACTATGTAAATAGCCAATACCTTAAATCTAAAGGTGCAGGAAAACTGGACAGTTTTAATCAGGAGTTAATGCTCAGGATTATGTCTGAGGAAGAGCGTCTGATCAAGGATGGTGACCTAACTTGGTATAAGCATGCTAATGTTAAGAATAATATGGGGGCGTTTAACTTCTATATTACGACTGACTTTGCTACTAGTGAAAAAGAGTCTGCTGACTTTAGTACAATTAATGTGTGGGCGTACAATAATCAGGGTGACTGGT